AAACAACAAATGCTACCAAAACATATGGAGCAACCTATGTTTTGAAATTAAATAAAAACGGAAATTTATCATTTGCAATTCAAGGTCGTTTATTAAAACAACCAGTTGTTGTTCAAGATCAAGCACAAGCTGCAAAAGCATTTGATTCACTATTAATTAAAGAAATTAAATATAATAATATTAAGGGATTGACAGATAAAATAATTGAAGGATTAACGACTGCATTTGTAGCAGAATACGGACAAAATCCTCAAATGACAAATAATATGCAACCTGCTCAATTCGCACAATCTATTAAAACTTATGTCGCTGCACGTGTAAATAGCGGCGGCGAAGTTAAAAAGATTGTTGATAATTTAATGAAAGTTTGTAGTTCAGCATTATCATTGATGAACAAATCTAATGTCAATGCAACTGGTATTGCAATTAATCAAAAAGGAACCGGTATCAAATCTATAGGAGGAGTTGCTCAAAAGCAAACCGATCTACCAAATGGAACTTCTGTTAAAACTAAAAAGGGTAATGAATATATTGTTAAGGATGGAGTTTGGCATGGTAAACGCAGTGGAGAAGCTGTCACTGATCCATCTGTTGTTAACTTATTAAATAAATTGAGTGCTCAAAAAGACAATCAAGCATCTAATAACGATAAATCAGCTCCACAAAACAAAAAACAAAATATTAAACCAGTAAAAGGTGTTAAACCAGTAAAAGGTGTTAAACCAGTAAAAGGTGGTAACCCGGTTAAACCAGCTAAATCAAGTTCAACAAAACCAGTTAAACCTGATGCACAAGGATTTACTAAAACATCAACTGGAATTAGAAAAGTATATAAAGAAGATGTAGAATAAATTACATTTAGTACAATTGACAAATATTTATACACATATGATCACATTAAAAAATTTAATTGAAAATTCAATTTCAGAAGAAACTGGAATTACGATGGGCAGTGGAGCTACAACACAAATGACTCAAAAAGGATATGGACCTGTTGGTAATCCTATTCGTACAACAGAAACACAAAAGAAATTATCTCTTGATGAAAAGAAAAAATTAATGGAATTGGTGAGTCAATTTAATGAATATCGCAAAGCATTTAAAGCAGCAGATGATTTAAAACAAGTTGCTGAAAAGATTGCTTATATTAGTGAATTGACTGAAAAGTATGGTATGAATGAAACAAGTGAATGGTTTGAAGGAGTAACTCTTGAACGCGATATGAAAGAGTTAAAGAAGTTAGCTGAAAGCATTCATAAATCATTGAATAAATGCTATCAACCAATTAAAGAAGCCGAAGCTTTATATGAAGAAGCCGGTCTTAAATTAGAACGATATTTCCATTTGTAAAAAATAATATAACAAAAAACCCGCTCATTGAGCGGGTTTTATTTTTTTTATATTTCAAGTTTTCCAAATTCATCTATTTTATTTAACATATGATCAAATGTTTTAAAATAATATTTACGTTCATTAATTTTTAATTCATGCCCAAGTTTTTTATGTTTAGCCACTGTATAGGCAACTGAATTATCAATTCCCGGTAAATTTAAACCCATGTGGCAATTTCCTTCTATTTGAAATCCCATTCCTTCAAGCATATCAAGTTCTTTCATTGACCATGAATTAGGATTATCAAAATCATCTAATTCATGATAGTTAGAGTCATCACTTGGATTCAAATGATAATTGTTACGTGCTTTTGCTTGGTGAAAAGAATTATGCAGCGGAGTTGCGGCACTATGTTTCTTTCCACTTACATTTAATATTTTTTTATTGTTCATATAAATTATGGATTATTTGTCAACAATGCTTTTCTTAAAAATGACTTTAACATATCAGTTAATTTAGTACCATTAAGAGTATTATCAAATGGATCACTGAATGATGGATATAATGATTGTTCTTTACCCAAATCTTCTATTCCTTTAAATGGTACCTTCCATAATACATATTTAAATTCAAGCGGCGATTGTTTTGCATCAAATTTATTAGCTATTTTACGCATAGTACAATTAAAATTATTTGGCATATCTGGAATTTCAAATGTTACAGTATTATTATTATCTATGCTAATCGTTCCTTTATCTGGAAATCTAGATTTAATAGATGATTTAATTGCTTCTTGTTCTGCTGGCCCAATAGGAAAAGGTTTATTTTCCCTTTTAGATAATTGACTTTGTAAAGTCGTATCATCCGCTGATTGAGTAGAAACTTCTTCTGATCCAGATTCTCTCAATAATTTTTTAATATAATTTTTAATAATTGTTTTTTTTCTTAAATCCATATAAATAAATATCATAAAATATTTTATCGTTTGCGTTTTTTAATTATATTTATTATTTAGTAATACGACATTTCCTTTGTCGCAATAATATAAAAAGCAATTTTTTATTGAAGTTCAATATCAATAACTTCAGAAACAAAGGATAAAATAAATATGTCAAAATTATTAAAGGAAGCCCTAGCTGAAGCTAAAGCTGTCAAGACTATGGCTATCGAAAATGCCAAATTGGCAATGGCTGAAACATTCCAACGTGAAGTCACTGGTATGTTTGCCGAAAAAATCAAAGAAGAATTAGCAACCGAAGACACTTATGGTGTTGGTGATCAACACGGTGGTAAACTACCAAAAGGTGGTAGCCATGTTGGAACCGCTGATAACAGAAAGCCAGTTAAACCAGCTAAAACCCAAGTTGCACCATTAGAAACTGGTGTAACATTGGATGAAGAAGCTGAAGAAACTGTTGCTGATGAAGGTGGTGCTCATTCTGTTCCATTCGAAGAAGAAGGTACCGAAGAAATTACCAATGAAGAATTGGAAGAAATCTTGAGTAGCTTAGAAGAAGAAATGGGACAAGATCCAACTGCACAAGCTCCTGCTCCTGCACCCGCCCCAGTTGATCCAAATGCACCAGTAGGACAACTTCCTGCTCCTGCACCAGTTGATCCAAATGCACCAGTTCCAGCCCCAGTTGATCCAACTGCACAAGCTCCTGTTCCTGCTCCTGCTCCACAACCTCCAGTTGCCGAAGATACTGAAGAAGAAGGTATGGAAGAAATCAGTCTTGAAGAATTATTGAGTGAGATTGATTCCGAAGAAGAAGGTATGGAAGAAGAAGGTTTGGAAGAAGGTAAAAAGAAAGACAAAGAAGAAGAAGAAGAAGAAGAAGAAGGAACAAAAGAAGAAGAAGTTAAAAATGAAAATGCTCAACTTCGCAAGAGTTTGGCAGAACACATTAAAGTAGTCGAATATCTTCGTGATCAAATCAACGAAATTAATTTGTTGAATGCAAAACTTTTATACACAAACAAATTGTTCAAGCAATTTGGTCTCAATAACCAACAAAAATTGAACATTGTTGAAAAATTCGATCTAGCTTCAACTCTCCGTGAAGTTAAGATGGCATATACAATTTTAGCCGAATCATTGAATTCAGGTGCATCAGTAGTCTCTCCTAAGAAGACCAATACTACTGTCAAAAATATCACCGAAGGTTTGGCAAGTAAGGCAGTCGCATCTACTAAACCATCCAAAGATGTAATTGTCGAAAATACCAATGAGATGGCTTTGAGATTCCAAAGACTCGCCGGAATCAAGAAGTAATTTTAACTTGGTGAGCAAACCAAAATCAAATAAATAAATAAGGAAAATAAATATGAGTGATATTAAGTCATTATTGACAAACAATATGAATCCGCAAGCTCGCCTCATGGCAGAAACTCGCGGATTGCAAGGTAAGTGGGAAAAGACTGGTCTTCTTGAAGGTATGCAAGGTGTAGAGAAGGCAAATATGTCTATCTTGCTTGAAAATCAAGCAAAACAACTCTTGGACGAAGCAACCGCCACTGGTACTTCTGCTAACAGTGAACAATGGGCTGGCGTTGCTCTTCCATTGGTTCGCCGTGTATTCGCAGAAATCAGTGCAAAAGAATTCGTATCAGTCCAACCAATGAACTTGCCATCCGGCTTGATCTTCTATTTGGACTTCAAGTATGGTACTAATAACAGTGGTTTCACCGCTGATAGCAGCACCAACTATAGTTCATTATTAGGTGGAACCGGCAAGAAATTGGGTTCAACTGATAGTGCAACCGGTGGTCTCTATGGTGTTGGTCGTTACGGCTATACTGTAAATGATCAAACTTCAAGTGCATTTTATGCAATTTCAGGTTCTCCAAGTGCTCCATCAGCATCATTGATCACCGCAAGTGCTCAAGATCTTGATTTGGATGCAAACTATGTATCTAGCGGAAGCTCAGGTTATGTAGTTAACAGTGCTAACTTAGGTAAAATCTATAAGTTAACATTGAACCTCGGTGATAATAGTACTGCTACTACTAACCCATCATATGCTGTTACCGCTATCGGTAATTCAGACTTGAATGCCGTTCGTAGTTTCGTATTGAGTGGTTCTGGTGTAACTACCTTGAATCAATTCAATGCAGTATACAACACTGGAAGTATTGCAAGTCCTCAATACCAAATGGTATTGTTCATTAGTGCAAGTTCTGGTATTAGTGCAAGTTCTCAAGTCGCAGGTGGTTTGAAACTTACCTATAGCTTGCAACCTACCGATAGCACCCGTGGTGACTTTGAAGATCGTACTGGTGATGGTACTAGTGCTCCAAGCATTGGTATTCCAGAAATCAATTTGGATTTGAAGAGTGAACCAATCGTTGCTAAAACACGTAAGTTGAAGGCTGTCTGGACTCCAGAATTAGCACAAGACTTGAACGCATACCACTCTATCGATGCAGAAGCAGAATTGACTGCATTGTTGAGTGAATATGTATCAATGGAAATTGATTTGGAAATCCTCGACATGTTAATCAATGCTGCTCCCGGTGCAACTACCGCAGCATGGAGTGCTAAGATTGGTACCGAATTGAACGTCGGATTGGACGGTAACGGAGTTGTAAATTCTATTACTGCAACAACCGACAGTGCAAATCGTACTGCATATGTCAAATCAACTTGGTTCCAAACTCTTGGTAACAAGATCCAAAAGGTCTCTAACAAGATTCACCAATTGACATTGCGTGGTGGTGCAAACTTCCTCGTCTGTTCTCCAGATGTTGCAACTATCTTGGAATCTATTCCGGGTTATGTTGTTAACACCGATGGTGACAGCAGCAAGTTCGCAATGGGTGTAAGTCGTGTTGGTAGCTTCGCAAGTCGCTTCCAAGTCTACAAGAACCCATATATGGTTGAAAACGTAATTTTGGTTGGTTTCCGTGGAAATAACTTCCTCGAAACCGGTGCAGTTTACGCTCCATATATTCCATTAGTCCAAACTCCATTGGTCTATGATCCAGTCAATTTCACTCCACGTCGTGGTGTATTGACTCGTTATGCTAAGAAGGTGATCAGACCCGAGTTTTATGGAAAAGTATATGTTGGTGATCTTGACCAAGTCTAATCATTAACGAGTAATTAATTAAAACAGACCCACGGTAGAAATACCGTGGGTTTTTCTTTTTTATTTTTCTATTTATTATCATATGAATCTTACAGACATTGTTGAAAATATTGTATATCCGGCAGATCCAATGAAACTTGTAAAAGATGTCGCAGTTAGCGAACATTTACATTATCATTTGACTAGAAATTTAACTCTTGAAGAATGTGTATTTCGTCATTATAGCGATGCATATTTTAATTTAATTAATGAAATTCGTGAATTATATAATGCAGATGCAATTGAGTTAAATGGATATGACACCGATATTATTGAAAGTGATCTTGGAAAAACTGCAATTTACGAAGGACGTGAAGTATTTTTAGATGCACCAATTGAAGAAGAAGATGACATGATGTTGGAAGAATCTACAAAAATACAAACAGAACTTAAACATCGTGGAAGAACAGTTCATCTTAATAGACCATTTAGAACACCCGGAGGTCCGAAAAAATTTGCTGTTTATGTTAAGAGTAAAGCCGGTAAAGTAAAAAAAGTAACATTTGGAGATCCAAATATGCGTGTTCGTGCAAGTAGTAAAGCACGTCGTAAGAGTTTTGCGGCACGTCACAAATGCAGTACAAAGAAAGATCGTACAACAGCAGGATATTGGAGTTGCCGCAGTCATAGAATTCGTAGTTTAGGAACTAAGAGTAAAGGTAAATACTGGTAAAATATATGAATACACAATCTACACCTGAATATTATGGTTATACCATAGGACAAAACATTGCACCATACATCAACAAATGTATTGAAAATACAAAAGAATGTTATTTGAGTGCAGGAACTCATATTGTTGGTCGAAATGATTACAATTATTGGGGACCGGGCAATGTTTATAACGATAGTATTATTACATGGGGATGGGGTCCAACCAAAACTGATGTAAAATTAATTGGACTGGGTAAAGACAAAACCATTTTACGTTTTGCCGATGATGTTCAAAGTCGAAGAATATATGGCGCAGTTGCCGATTATGTTTTTATGTTGCAGCCAAAATATGATGAAAGTTGTGACAATCTTTTAATTGATGGTATTACATGGGACGGTAATTATACACACAATAGCGGTTCTAGCACAATCAACGGTATTCGTGCCCGAGGAAAAAATATAACAATTCAAAATTGTAAATTTATAGATTTTGGAGTTGGTGCAAATCAAAAAGGTGAATGTTTTGAAATAACTGTTGGTCCAGTTGTTAACAGTGACAAAGGACCAACTATTTATAATAATACATTTACAAAGCCGGGAGCAAAATCAAACAGTCCAGCCGGATATGTTCCAGAACATACTTATTTAGGAATTTGGGGAACTGATATTGTGGTTGATAACAACGAATGGATTGATTGTATTTTTGATGTTAAAACACAACAAAGTCCATTGCATGCTATGACAATCGGACCAAGTAAAAATGCAAAATTAACAAACAATAAATTTAATAATTTTCAAGGCGGTTGTGTTTATATGGATAGTTGGACCAATGATGGTGCAATTGTAACTGGAAATACTGGATATAATGTTTGGGAATTTATTCAATTAACATGTAAATCATGGGGTGATCCTAATCAAGTTAGCATTAATACTAATTTTAAAATTTATAAAAACAATATTCAATTAAGTAATGATTTGCAATATTATGAATGGGATCAGCCCGGTAGTGTAAGCTCATTTTTTGGATATTGTTATGACCCAAGTCTTGATACAGCAAAATACAAAGGATTTCAAAATATTGTTGCCGAAAATAATAATGTTTTGTTAGGTACATATAAAAACACAGACGGCACTGTAAAATATAGTGATAAATTAATTTGTTATTGGGGAAATTCTGTTGGACCTGATAAAATTAACGTATCTAGTAGCAACAAATTTGTAACTTCAAGTATGGCATTTAATGCATTAACTGCAAGTATTGTTGTGGTACCAATTACAGGATCTACCGTTAATACAGGTTCATTAAATGCATCAAGTTCATTAGTTACGACGGGTTCGTTGTTTGGTACTGGCAGTTCATTTAGCACCGGAAGTTCAACTAATACAACTGCAACGGGATCATTGATATCAATTACTATTAACAGTGCAGATTTATTAGCATTACAAAAATCACTTAGTGATTTAACAACTGCACTATCTAAGTTAATTCCAAAAACATGAGTTATCCATATAAGGAACTATCATTAGGAAATAATCAATATATACGAGAATTTGCCGCTGATACAAATCGCGATGTTGTAGAAGAATGGCATCGTGATCGTGAAGATCGTATTGTCGAAATAATTGAAAATACAGATTGGTTATTTCAAATGGATAATGAATTACCAGTGTTACTTAAAGAAAAACTTTATATTCCAAAAGAACATTATCATAGAGTAATCATGGGAAAAGGCAAATTAATTGTTAAGATAACCAAGCTTTAAAACTATTTATAACATATGGCAAATGCAAAATACTTATATTTGATGATTAAAACACATCAAGTTACTGGGCTGAAATATCTTTGTAAAAAGGTAACTACCAGTGATAGTAAAGCTATTTCTTACAAAGGTTCTGGTACAAGATGGAATAATCATTTAAAAGTTCACGGCAATCATATTAATACAGAAATACTTGCTAAGTATGATCTGGATAAAATTAATGAATTTAGCCAATTATGTATAGAATATAGTAATAAATTTGATATTGTTAAAAGTAACGAATGGGCAAATTTAATCGAAGAAACAGGAAAGCCGGGAACAAAGATAGGAGTTTATTGTGGAAAAAACGGTACGTTTTATGGAAAAAAACATACATTTGAAACTAGACAAAAAATTAGCGCAGCAAACAAAGGAGATAATAATGTAATGCGAAGAAGACCTGATAGTTTAGCGAAAATGATAGCAACTAAAAATACAATCGAATATAAAGAAGCTGCGAGATTAAGAGCTATTGAAACTAATAGTAGACCAGAAGTAAAAGAAAAAATTATACAATCGAAACTTGGAAAAAATAACCCCGCAGCAGATAAAAATATTTATATATTAAAACATAAAGAAACTAATAATTTAATTGAAGGGACTAGATTTGAATTGGCAGAGAAAACAAAAACATTAGCCAGTTTAAATACAAATATTAAAATTTTATCTAATGGAGATATTGGTGAATTTAATCGAAAAAATAGAAATATTAAAACTGTGAAAGGGTGGATTAAAATATGAGTTTTGCTAATACAGATTCCGACAGAATTCGCTGGAGTGGATCGGGTAGTGCTGTCACTTCAAGTAATGTTCCGTATGGATTTTATTTAGCTGAAGGAGCATCTACTGGAAGTGTTGGTTATTTTGAATATGATTGTCAAGCTGCTGCAAAATGGGCGGCAACTGCATTAGGATATCCTATTGTTGACATTGAAATGATCGATGTTAATTTTTATGCTAGATTTGAAGAATCCATTAATGAATATGGTGCTCAAGTCAATCAATTTAATATTCGTAATAATATGTTGACATTACAAGGAATGCCAACTACACAAACTCAAAACATTACTGGATTAAATGTTAAATCAGGTGGATTGCCGTTTATGGTTGAATTGGCAAAACAATATGGAAGTGAAGTTGGTGTTGGAGGCAGTGTTGAAATCAAAAAGTTTGCAGTTCAAGTTAATCAAGATCAACAAACATATGATTTGCAAAATTTAATTGGTACCGCAGTTGAATCTGGCAGTCGCGTTGAAATTCGTAGAGTATTTCATGGTCCACCACCTGCATTTGCACGTATTTATGATCCGTTCTCTATGACTGGTATGAGTTATAGTAACGTATTAAATGAAATGGGATTTGCTGGATATAGTCCTGCTACACAATTTTTAATGACTCCAATTTTTGAAGATTTGCTTCGTGGTCAAGCAATTGAATTTAATGATATGGTTCGTAAAAGTGGATATAGTTTTGAAATTGCAAATAATAAATTAAAATTATTTCCAATTCCAACATATTCTCATACTGTATATGTCGAATATGTTGTTGAAAAAGATAAATATAGTAATGCTGCAATGTTTAGTAGTGGTAGTAACTATGATGCCGTGAGTGATTATAGCAATGCTCCTTATCAAAATGTTGTTTATAAAAATATAAATGCAGTTGGTAAACAATGGATACGAAAATATTTTCTGGCATTGTGTAAAGAAACATTAGGTCGTATTTTGCAAAAATATAGTACGGTTCCAATTCCGGGTGGTGAAGTAACCTTGGATGGTGCCGAATTAAGAAGTGAAGCAACTGCTGAAAAAGAAGTATTGATGACACAATTAAGAGAAAATCTTGAAGCGGCAGGTCGTGCAGCGCAAATTGAAGCTAAGGCAAATGAAGCAGACAAAATTCAAGAAACATTACGTAAAACTCCGTTGTTAATTTATATTGGATAATTTATGGAACAAGAAAAAAAACCAGCTAATTTTTCAGCATATGGAACCTCAATGGAGTGTCCTCAGTGCCAATCTATTAAATCAAAAGTAGTAGATAAGAGAAATGTCCGAGATCATATTATACGTAGAAGACAGTGTGAAAATGGACATCGTTATACAACAATGGAATTGGACTCAAACAAGCCCGGTGTTATAAAAAAAGGATCAATAGATCCAACGGGTACTGATTTTCCAGAAAAAATGAAAAATGCTCTTGCTCAATCAATAGATTATCGAAAACTTGCACAAGTTTTACATATTAATTAATTATTATGAGTTTATACGGAAGATATTATAGTGAACGAGATTTAAAATTTATTAATTCTGTTAATGCAGAATTGACACGTGATATTATTCAAACTCTTATTGTTTGTTTTAAGATTGCTGCTGAAGCAACTACAACAAATATTTATGGAGAAAGTAATCCAGAAGAAGGTAAGAGTTTTTATGATGGAATTGAACTATCTGCATTGATTGAACGTAGTGATCCAACAACTGAAGATGAAGGATTTGGACCTGATCGTGATCAATCAGTTGTATTTAAAATTAGAGAAAATACATGTTCAGATGCAAATTATTTTCCTGAAGTTGGTGATATTATTTTATTTAATAATCGTTATCATGAAATTAATAATGTAGTACAAGAACAATTTTTGGGCGGCCAAAGCGATAAGAGTCACAGTTTTATTTGTAATACTCATTATAGCCGTTTGAGTAAACTTAACTTGGTAGAAAGATCATAATATATGGCATGGAAAGGTGATACATCAAATCCGATACCGTCTAATGTCGATAAGACAAAAGAAAATCCGTATTTTAAAAATACAAAAAATACGGCATTGGATGTTCGTAGAGATACCGATGAAAGAAAAAATTTCACGGTTACATTGATGGATATTGATACAACCATCATGGAATATTTACAAACAGTAATTAATCCGAGTGTTATTGATGCTGGCTCCAATGTTAAAATTCCTATTATTTATGGAAGTCCAGAACGTTGGAAAGCGGCACAAAATGATGGATATATTCGGGATCAACAAGGCAAGTTACAATTGCCTGCGATTATGTTGAAAAGAAGTTCATTTAGTAAAAATGAAAATTTAATGACATTCAATCGTTATCTTACATATCCTGTAATGACCAAATTTACAGAAAAAAATAAATATGATCGATTTAGTTTATTAAATCAAACGGTTGCTCCGGTTAATCAAATTCACGCAGTTACTCTTCCAGATCATGTTAAAGTTGAATATGAATTCATGGTGTGGACCGAATATGTAGAGCAAATGAATAAAATCCTTGAAAAGATTAATTTTGCATCTGAAGATTATTGGGGAGATCAACAAAGATATAAATTTAGAGTTAGTATCAATGATTATAGTCATACAGTTGAAGTTTCTACCGATAAAGATCGTATGGTACGTACCACCTTTAGTTTAAGTGTATTTGCATATTTATTACCTGAGAGCTTTGAAGATCGTAAATCAACTGTTCAAAAAATACTAACTCCTAGAAAAATTAGTATTACGGGTGAGGTTGTAAACGGTGCTCAAATGCAAGCGGCAACTAAAGATATAAAAGATCAATCATATAATAATCCTGCAAATCCATATTATAATATCAATCCTATGGTTGATAATGGTAGTAGCTGGAATTTTCCAAAACCTGCTATTGTTACTGAAAAATCAACCGTTGAAGGTGGTATAATTACAGAACAAATTCGTCAAAGTTATGCTGCATTGATACAACAAACTATTGTTAATAATCCAAGTACCAGTGGAAGTGCTAATATATGGCATGATGCTCCAACGGGACCAAATAGTCCCGGTCAAGAAGGTTGGATGGCATATGATGGGGATTATCACTATATTTACGTAGGAGGGCGTTGGAGAAGACAAGCTATTGCAGATTACGAATGAAATACAAAAACGTTACATAAAAAAAAAAATAAGTACATTCTTTTTTAATATTTAGTGAAAATTTGATATATTTATTATAATAACAACAGAATATAAAATAATATGGCATACCCCAATTTAACAGCATCCGTTATCGTCATTTCACAAACCAGTGGTAGTGCCGTTGGCGGTCAATATCCATTTCTTGAACGCCAAATTAGCGGTAGTAATTTGTTTTTAGTAACCGATTCAAGCGGTTTCTTGACAGGAAGTACTAGCATTCCCGGCGGCAGTTTTACTAATTTAACAGTTACCGGTGCATTAACTGCAAGTGTGATTAGTGCAAGTTCGGCTATTACAGCAGGAGCAATACTAGACACAGGTGCGCTGACTGTGAGCGGTTTATTAAGTGCAAGTGGTAACATTACTGCAAGTAATATTTATGATGCAGGCACATTAACTGTTTTGGGTACGACAACCGTACAAACAATTTCTGCCGCATCAGTTAGTTCAAGTGGAATAGTTACTGGTGGTTCCTTATCGATAGCAGGAACATCAAATCTTAATACAACAAACGTTACCGGTTTACTCAGTGCAAGTAACGGAGTATCTGCAAGTTCTATTTATGATATAGGTTCATTGACAGTTATTGGTTCAAGTTTATTAGGTGTTGTTACTGCAAGTAATATTAGTGCAAGTGGTACTATTACTGCAAATGCAATCACTGCAAGTAATTTATTTGGTACAAGTAGTTGGGCAACTCAAGCATTAACTGCAAGTAATTTGGTTGCAGCAAATACTTATACTGTTAATACAATAAATGTAACAAGTACTTTAAGTTCAAGTGGTACTTCAACTTTAGGAACAACGAATGTTACTGGATTATTGAGTGCGAGTGGTAATATCACCTCAAGTAATATTTACGATTCTGGTACATTAACTGTTCTGGGAAATTCGGTATTAGCAAATATAACTGCAAGTAATATTAGTGCAAGCGGCACAATTAGTGCAAGTCAATTTTATGGAACATTTTCTGGAACAATTACAACTGCAAGTTATGCAAATGCATTGAATTCGGCTAATAGTTATGCAGTTACAAATTTAACTGCAAGTGGAAATATTAGTGCGAGTGGCACAGTTAGTGCTAGTGCCGGATGGTTTAATAATTTAACAGTTGCAAATACTATTGTTGGCACAGTACAAACAGCAAGTTATGCAAATGCATTAAATCCAGCTAATAGTTATGCAGTTACAAATTTGACTGCAAGTAATATTAGTGCAAGTGGTACTACAACTTTAGGAACAACAAATGTTACTGGTTTACTCAGTGCAAGTAATGGGTTAACATCAAGCAATGGTTATTTTTCAGGTAATTTGTATGTGAGCGGTTCAATCAATGCAAGTATTAGTGGTACAATTACAACCGCAACTACCGCAAGTAATGTTGTTATCACTGATACTACAACCGGAACTGGACCATATTATTTAACTTTTGTTGACGGAACAACTGGTGTAAGAGCGGTTCGTACTGATAGTGACGGTCTTGCATGGAACGCAACTACAAATACATTAAGTGCGAGTGGCACAGTTAGTGCTAGTTCTGGATGGTTTAGTAATTTAACAGTTGTAAATACTATTGTTGGTACAGTACAAACTGCAAGTTATGCAAACGCATTAAATCCAGCTAACACATACACGGGCAGTGCATTTAGTTCAAGTGGTACTTCTTATTTTGCTACACTTACATCAAGTAACGTTGGTGTTGGATCTTCATTGACTGTTGGAAGTGTTTCTACATTCAATGGAGCAGTTACTGTAAATAATACAATTAGTGCAAGTAGTAACATCAGTAGTAGTACTGCATGGCATAATACATTAAATGTTGCTGGTACAAGTACATTATCAACAACAAATGTTACCGGTTTACTTAGCGCAAGTAATGGTTTGACTGCAAGTGCAATTCAAGACGCAGGTTCATTAACTGTAGTTGGTACAAGTAATTTATCAATAACAAACGTCACTGGATTATTAAGTGCAAGTAATAATATCACTTCAAGTAATATTTATGATGCTGGTACATTAACTGTGGTTGGTACGAGTACAATGGCAACAGTTAATGCAACTAATATTAGTGCAAGTGGTAATGTCACTGCAAGTACTTTATTTGTTTCTGGTAGTACAACAATTGGTGGTGATTTAACGATTCTTGGTACATCGTCAATTGTTAATATTAGTTCAAGTACTATTATTATTGGTGATAATCGTATTTTGTTGAATGCATTTCCAAGTCCGGGAACAGCATTCCCACAACGTTATGCTGGTGTTGACGTATATGACAGTGGTAGCACATTTGCTGTAACAAGTTCTATCTTGTGGGACAGTCAAAATAATTATTGGTTGTTGCAAACTAACAACAGTAGTTCGGCACCACTTGTAACAAGTAGCGCAATTATTTTACAAGGACCAACAAGTAGTTTTGGAAGTGAAAATTTATTGACTGCTAATTATTTCTTAAAGACTCAAACAACAGTTGGTAACATGGTTACTTCAAGTTTGAGTGAAGTAGGTGGTCAATTACAATATGCAGGTACAATCAGTGCAAGTACATTTAGTGGCAGTGCGTTAAGTGCAAGCAATATATTTGTTGGTAGTACAATTACTGCCGCTACTGGATCATTTACAACAGTAACAGTTGTTACTGGAAGCAGTCCGGGTGTTGGTAATGCTCCAGCAAATCCAACATCTGCTGGTATGCCGGGTCAAATTGAAGTTGATAACAACTTTATATATGTTTATACAAACGGTGGATGGAAACGAGTTCCATTGAGTGTATGGACTCCATAATATTATAAAATTATATTTTATGATAAAACCCAAGATATTTTCTATCTTGGGTTTTTTTATATTGATGTAATTACTATTTTTTGTATATTTATAATCATATCTATTTAAATTATGCCTATTGGAAGTACAACAGTTTATAATGCCGGTGATTTAATTTTGCATAATGTAAGTTCATCTGGAAATACATTTCAAGAAGTTAAGATCGGAGCGGCAACAAGTAGTATTATTTTATTTGATGCTAATGGTTTATTAACTTCTCAATCATTAAATAATACAATAGTTGGAACATCAAGTTATTTCAGTGGAAGTAGTGCTATAATAACAAATTTAACTGCGAGCAACATTAGTGCAAGTGGTAATACAATAGTAAATACTATTACAGCAAGCACATTAATTGCAACAAATGGACCATTAATTGTTACTGGAAGCAATGCATATTTACAATTGTTTCCAGTTGGTGGCAGTCCTATTCCAAGTAGTACCACAGCAAGTTATATTTATACGAGTGGTAGTACAAATGATTTATATTTTACACAATATAATGGGTCTTATACAAATACTACACGTCTTCGTTGGCTAGAATCTAATTTATATACGGGTATATTGTATGGTGGAACATTAAGTAGTACACCGGGATCAACTACATTCAATGTGGCATCTGGTAGCGGCATCATTGTAACAATGAATGCATTTACCAGCAGTGCTCCATACCCAACAATAAAAAATGTAAGTTGGCCAACATATACAAATCAACCAATTACCAATAGTGGTAGTGCAAAAATTACTTATGTTGGACTTGATAATAATGGTCAGATAGTTCAACAAACAAATGCATGGGGTAGTACGGATATTAATCAATGGGATACGCAAATAAATCTAGGTGTAGTATTACATTTGAGTGGAAGTGTTAGTACGGGCGTGTTTAACAGTCCACAAATTAGTTATGGATATCCTCAAAAAACAGACGATTTTTTTAGAGCATTTGGTCCATTAAAAATTAGTGGTCATACATTACAAGCAAGCGGTAGCAGTCCAACATTAAGTATTAAAAAAACTGGAGGCACATCTTATCGTGAAGGTGCTAATTATGTTATTAATCCAAATCACCCAAGTTCAGTTATTGAAAATGATATAACTGCAAGTAAAATATATCGTTATTATATGAGTGGTAGCACTCCTATAATTGATACAGGTATAAACAATGCTGGTTATACTACAATTGATAATTTAAATTATGTAGATACTACTACGGGTACACTTGCAACTGTAGGTGGTAGTTATTGGAGTATACAAAGAGTATTTTGGATTCCAAATAGTCCTACAAATGCATTTATTGTTTATTATGGTAATGCCCGTTATGGAAATTTATTAACTGCAACAAATGCAAAAGATAGTGAACCGTTTACAGAAGCTCCAAATACCGCATTAAATGCTATTTTTATTGGTTATATTATTGTTGAAGGTGGTGGAAGTGGAACTCCACCCCGCGATTTATTGAATGCAAATGAAAGTTCAATAATTCAGGGAGGATTATTCAGAAATGTTGGTGGTATTGGCAGTGGAGGAACCACGCCTGTGCCAGTTAGTTTAGCTAATTTGAGTGATGTTGCTATATCAGGTGTGAGCCAAGGTGATTTGTTAATATATGGTAACGGAACACAATGGAATAATGGTAAAACATTAATCGGTAGTTATATTATCAGTGGTAGTTTAAATGTTACAAATAACATTAGTGCAAGCAACATCAGTGCAAGTGCATTTAGTGGAAGTTTTTTTGGAACAAGTAGCTGGTCAAATCAAGCATTGACTGCGAGTTATCTAACTCCAACAAACAGTTATACAATAACAAATTTAACTGCGAGTGGAAATATAACAAGTAGCGGTTATTTAATTTCAAATCTAATATCTGCAAGTAGTGGTATTTTGGTTGGTGGATATGCAGGTTATACAACAACACCATCAATCAACATGGTTGCCGGAACAACATCGTCCGGCACATCTTTTAATGTTGCATTAAATAATAATCAAACGTCTACAATAACATTAGCTTCACAAGCAAATAGTAGTATATGGAAACAAATTAATAGTGGTGTTTATATTGGTTCAACTAATAGTGGAGGCGACACATACTTAGGATATAGTGGAAGTACTAGTGGTGGTGGTACTTATATTAATTTTAGCCAAAATGGTGTTCATAAAGATTTTCATGTAACTTATAATAATGGTACCGATTTATTGAGTGTAAATAGTAGCGGATATGTTGGAATCAATGTAGCTACAGCAAGCAATGCAACCGCAAGATTGCATATTAGTGGAAGTAATGCAAGTGAAAATGAGTTGTTGATTCAAAATAGTAGTGGCACAAATTTATTGTTTGTAAGTAGTAGTGGTAAGATTGGTTTCGGAACGAATAATCCGGTAAATACTGTTGATGTAATAGGAAACATCAGTGCAAGTTCATTTACAGGTAGTTATTTTGGAACAGCTTCATGGGCAAGCCAATCATTAACAGCTTCATATTTAACCCCGACGAACAGTTATCAAATTACTAATTTAACCGCAAGTAATATTAGTGCAAGTGCCACCGGAAGTTTTGGTATTGTGGGTATTGGTACAACTGCTCCCATTGTTCCATTGGATATTGCTACAAATCCTTCAACAACTGGCATTCGATTAGCATATTCGAATGGGCAACAACTAAATTTTATTGCAGGTTCAAATGGCACAGGGTTATATCAAAGTGGTAGTGGTTATCTTGGATTGGGAGTCAATAGTAATGGTAGTTTGAGTAATCCTACTGGCGATACTATACGAATCACAAATACTGCATTGGTTGGTATTGGTACAACAACCCCTCAAAATAAACTTGATGTTGCTGGTTCTGTAGTTATTGGTAGTGCTTATGCAGGCGTAAATTCTGCACCGAACAATGGCTTATTGGTCCAAGGTCTTGTTGGTATTGGTGTAACGAATCCAACTGCATCAATCGACGTTAATACAACAAGTATAAGTGGTGTAAGTTCATTACGATTAACTAATGGAACAGCTCAACAACTAAATCTTATTGCAGGTGCAACTGGCACAGGATTATATCAAAGTGGCAGTGGATTTTTAGCATTTGGTGTAAATAGCAATGGTAGTTTAGGTAGTCCTAGTGGTGAAGTTATAAGAATTACAAATACTGGTTTAATAGGAATTGGTACAACTGTGCCTGTGAATAAACTTGATGTTGCCGGAAATATTAGTTGTAGTGTAATTACTGCTTCATTATTTAGTGGTAGTTTTAGTGGTAGTCATTTTGGTACATCAAGTTGGTCAAGTAATAGTTTAACTGCAAGTTATGTAACAGCAAGTAATGTGATTGGCACCGTTACAAGTGCAAGTTATGCACTAAGCAGTAGTTATAGTTTGTCTTCTAG